TGTAGCCATAGTATATTAAGTTTACCATAAAACAACAAAGCCCACCTCGTTATGAGATGGGCTAAGTCGTGTTATTAAGTTATTATGAATTAGCTGGATTCCAGGTACGATCTACGATCTTACCATATGAACCAGAAGCATCCTCTGGAAGTAGACGGAATGAAACTTCAAACATTGAAGCCTCGTCACGCTTTGCAGATACTGTAACATTTTCAATTGAAAGTGCACGGTATGCTGAGTATACACGCTCTACGTAAGCAGAATCTTCACAGTCACCTGTGCCTGGTCCTACTGCAACGATTCCACGCTCAACTGGACATTCGCCAATGTCACCTGCAGAAAGATCAAGAGCCTTTCCAGTAGACTGTGCTTCAGCGCTTCCAGTTGTTGCAGATCCTGTTAGCTTTGAATCTGAGTATGCAAGAACCAAAAGGAGATTTTCCAATGTGGCTTCAGCAAATGCTGTTGCAAGGTTTACTTGCATTCCTTGCTTGTAAAGCTTAGCAACGTCAAGAATCTGGTCTACCTGTACTTCACCGAAGTCAGGTTGGAACTGCAGCTCAAGACCGTTCATTGTGTAACCTACGTTTGTATAGGTAACATCATCCGAGAGAGTATCACGAAATGATTTATTTTTTACTGGTGTCTCCAGTGTTCCTGGAGTTAGTGTTGAATCTGCAACGAAAAGTGCTGCAGCACCAACGATAATGTTGGTTGATGTTCCACGACTATATGCCATTTATCTTACCTCTTTCTGTTGTAATAGATATTTAGTTGTACGGCGTTATGTTTCCTCAAGTCAATTATAACAGTCTTTTATAGTATAATTTTAGTTGCCAGTTTTTCTGGCTGCCAGGATGCTGAGGTAAGATCTGGCATCTGGTGGTACTCAAAATCAATAATAATCTTGTTACCTCCATATGTACGGGCTGTTCCAAAGTCTATAATATCTCTGGTCTCTTCAAGCTGGTATATCTTAAAGGTATGAAAGTAGAACATGTTGTCAACTACTTCAGTTGGGCTGAGCCTAATCTGACGATTGCTACACCAGTTATTTACTTCTTCTGCGGTTTCATCTAAACGATCCATCAGCCTAAAAACAGCCTCTTGAATCTGAACCATATTTTCTATTGTATTTTCTGCTGTTGCATAAAAATAATATAAAATCTGCTCTGACTTAATGTGTGGCATAGACTTACGATTCATTTTAACCAATCTATCCCATGTGCCCATTACGCCACCTTCTGGAAATGATCCAGTAAGGTCATCTAGTATTGATGGTGTTGATGGAAATATTGGTACTTCAATATTAGTTAGTAATGGTATCTTATCCTCAAGATATTTATTGATCCATAGAACTGGTGTATTTAAGAATGAGTCATTTGCCATTATCTAATCCCCGCATTCGCTATCCATCTATAACCAACTTGTAGACCTTTTGATCTTCCCATTGATTTTCCTGCTGCTAGATTTTGCTTGTAAACTTGTGGATTACTTAAGTGTTCATAGATACCGCTTGTTTTTAAAAATGCTTGAGTAAAGTATCTACTAAAAAATGTATTTACAACTTTTTCAAAAGATCCTGTTGTTAATGTACCACCAGGTGATTCTACTACAACCTCGCCTTTAGTAAAGATTGTTTCTCCACCATCTTCAAAAACCAACACGTTTGATCTTGTTGGTCTAATGGTTACTGGAGTTCCTTCTTCCATAATTTTAGCCTTGTTATAAAAAGGTACCGATGAGCCATCTTTAATTGATGTTGATTGCTTTAAACTGGATACAAACGAAAGGCCGAGGTTGCTTATTGTGTAGTTTATTTCATATAGACGTGCATCAGGACTTCCCACTTTATACCATTCATATATATGGTGTAGTGCTTTTGGATTTACCCTGGCATTTGAGTCAATATATTCTTCTAGTAATTCTTTAGTCATTATTCCTACATTGTTTAAAAACTTTGTTTTTCCTGCTTTTATACCGTCTAAAAATCCAACTGAGTAATCTATAATGTTTTTCATTTCTTGTTTGAAAATAGTATCATTCATTATAACTTTCATTATAGGTCACTTGCCTGATTCTCTGATCTTCTTAATACTACTTTGTAGTACTCAACATTTCCAAATGGACCAACTATAGGCTCGCTTGAAGCTACTTCATAAAGTGTAGACATTCCATCTCTTGATCCAGAAGTTTCCATGTATATATTTTCTTGTAGCTTTGTTCTAATGTTTGTCAAAACAATATTTGTAATTGAGCTTCTTGAGTTATTAGAAGATATTCTAATATCAGTCTTTGTTCTACCAAGCAAGATATTTTCTTTGCTTATGTTTACATTTGGTTTTACTTCTTCTGAGGCAGCTTGACCAGTAGGGGAAACATTACAGGCTATAGATCTGTCAAGAACCCACTGCTTTTTTAAATTACCGTAAGCTCCTTGATCAACTATTGGGTAGTATATGTCTGCAAGCATTGGATACATAAAGTCTGTTGTTTCGCATTGCATTAAAGAATACCAATTCTTGTAATACTCTTCTTATACTTATCAAGTATCTTGTCAACTAGCATATTTCCAGTACCGTCTAAAACTGTTTTATCAAACTGAATTCTGAACTGATCTGTGTTATAAGAAGTTACATATCTCTTATAGTAATCTATCTTGCCACACTTAATATCTTCAATGAGCATAAGTGTTGCTTCATAAATATCATGTGGAATAACCTTATACCCTGTTTCAAGCAAGAATAGATAATCCCAACCTTCTGGGAATGCTACACCAGCACCGAATGTATATGCATTTTCACTATAATCTGTGTCGTAGACATTAAACGAGTCTGATGGTGCAACATGAAGGTTTACACCCCTTTTCTCAGATCTATTTTCAATTAGTGCTGATGTTGTTGCATTTTTGATAATAGCAGTTTTGTCTTTTGATAGTGCATATGACCATTCACCAAGAACAGGGTTTGTTAGGCTTGTATCATATACAAGTGATGAATTTTCATATGCCTTTAATATTTTATAAACTCTGTCCCAAATAGGAATATAGTCTGTTGCTTGCCCAGTAGTGTCAAACCATTCTATTTTATAATAAAATCCACCAGTTACTGAATCAATAATTGCTCTTGCAATTCTTTCATATTGGGCATACTCTGCTATTTCTGATGCAGTAGTTCCAAGCTTTTGAGGATTAACGTAAGGTCTTTTAATTTCTAGGTTATCTTCAACCACTATTGAGTCTTGCTCTTTAACTTGCTGATAAATAACTATGTAGTAACTATCGTCATATTTAGTAAAGTCTTCAGCAACCTCTATAGCAATTTTTGAACTTGCAGAAGATTGTACCTGATATGCTGCAAGAATATCGTTTCTATCTTTATCCTTAATTTCTACGAAATGTGTCTTGTTTGGCTCTGCAACGGTATACGTAACAAGAATAGGGTATGGTGGGACTCTTAAAGCTTCCATGGGTTATTTACCGTATGCTCTCTTCACTTCTTCTGGTGTAGCTGAACGAACAGACTTTTTGGTTATCCATTTTTCAGCATCCTTTGTAGTGACTATGTTATACCCCTTTACAAGGGCTCCTACACCATTCCAAGTTATATTGCGTAATGAGTATACGGCAGTCTTCTCTTCTGGTGCTTTTGTATTAACTGCTAGTTCTTTGGTTTCTTTTGGAACAAAGCTAAAAATTACTTCTAATATGTCTTTTTTTGTACTTACCCCGAATAGGTCAATATTATTTTTCTTTGCATATGATCTTAGCTCAAACACAGTCTTATTGTTTAATTCATCTATTAATGACATCGTGACCTCCACTGCTATTATATCAGAATATGACTAAGAGGGACAGATTTTACTCTGCCCCCCTTAATCTATTCGTAAGTATTAATTAGGAGTTTGCTGCTGCATCTGCGTAAGCAACTGCATCAAGCTCTTCCCACTGAAGACCAAATCGGACGAATACTGTGTATTCAATTGTGTCCTTCTTTGGCTGGTATGTACGATTTACAGTGATATCACGCTGGAATCCCCATACACGGTTAGCTGGGAATGTAAGATCTACATAACCTGCTGGGTAGTAAGGTACTTCCATGACGTCAATTCCGAGAACACGTGTTGTACGTGCTCCACCGAATGTCTGTGCTGCGCCATCAAGGTAAGCCTGACGGTTTGCCTCTGTGCCTGGACCCTTGTTAACAAAGGCTTCAGCGATTGCATCTGCAAGTGTACCGTTATTCTTAACGATTCCCTGGAATGCATCTGTACCTGCGTAGAACTTAAGATTGTTCTTAATTGCACGGTACTTACGTGGCATTGCAAGAATGATATCTTGCATTACGCTTGTTGTCCAAGCATTGTCTACAACTGTTACTGCTGATTCATGAGCATCAGATCCGTCTCCTGCTAGTGAAATGAAGCCTTCCATAATGTTAAGGAAAGCGTTGTTGCCTGTTCCTGTACCATTAATTGCAAGATCTTCAATGTCGTTAGCAAAAGCGTTGGTCATCAAGCGAACTAGATGATCTTCCAATGCTGCTCCTTCAATGTTGTCTTCAAGTGCTTCTGTTGAAACTTCCCAGTCAAGACGAATCTTCTTGGTTGTAAGTTCTACCTTAGAGAATGTTGCACCTGCATTTGTAAATGTAGGTTGTGCCTGTGCTGCTGCACGGATGACACGCTCTCCAACGTTAACCTTCTCAAGTTCCATTGTGTTAGCTCTCATTGTGACTCTGCGGCCATCCTTGGCTAGTACAGTTGCATCCCATACATAATCAATAAAGCGACGAGCCTGCTCTGGTGCTAGAATACCACCTGGTGTACCAGATGGATTTACTGCATTTGCTCCAGTTGTAACTCCATAGTTTGCTGTGGCAATGTTACCAAGCGAAGCTGCTGGAGAAAGATTTCCATCTGGTCCTTGTGCTACTGCACCGCCGATGCCGCCTGAAACTGCAACGCCATCACCTGTTGGATGATTAAAAGACTTTTGGATATCTGTGTTATTTTGTTCTGACATATTGTTCACCTCCTAGTGATTTTGTTTTAGTTAAATAGGTCGGAATTTTTGAGGAAACGTCCGCCCCATAGGG